CCCGAATAATGGGAGCGGTGTTTTCATCAATTTCATAAAGTCCGACCTCGTTGACCCGATAACCCAGCGGCGGAAGTCCGCCTAAATGCCGGCATTGTTTCGCTGATTCCAGTTGTGCTGCCCGGGTATTTTTAGAAAGCGTTTCTGAATATTCTTCTGCGACTGCGGCCTTGACCGTTGTAATCAGCTTGTTATACGATTTGCTGGCAGTATCTGTACCGTCTGTGACTGCAATCAAACGAATGTTCTGTTTTTCAAAGAAGGTAAGGTCTTCCAACTGGTGAGCCGCATTTCTGTGCAGCCGATCCAACGCTCTGACTACAATGGTTTTTGCTTGAATCGTTCCATTCTGAATCTCTTCTTTCATGCGGTTGTATTCTGGACGATTTTCTGTGAATCGTCCGCTTTTCGCCGTATCCATGTAGAACTTTTCAATCTCCATATCGTGTGCAGTTGCATACTGTTCTATGCAAGTTGTTTGTGCGGCTACGCTGTTTCCATCATCTTGTGCATGGGAACTGTAGCGAATATATCCGATAATTTTCTCCATCCTAATTTTCCTTTCTGATTTTTCTTTGCTTACAATGGCATCATCATTCTCTTTTCCGCCCTGTGCTATGGCGGTCGAATAACAAATATACGCATCTATTCTTCGCTTTCCTTTCTCAGAATTTGAATCAGCACGTCCGCTGCAAGGTCTAATAAGGGTTGTTCCGCAGTGTCCGCATGTTTTGTTTCTGCTGTTTTGCAATCATGGTAATAATATTGCTGTTCCGCTAATTGCTTTCTTGCTATCTGCAACTCTGTAATTTCCCGCATGGATTACAGCCTCCTCATCGTTCACAATATCCAGAACCGCATCACTGAACGGATTAGAGTTTTTGTATTTCTTTACGTTGGAATACACTGCATCGTCAATCTGACCAAATGCTGTGTTAACTTTATCGAGATCGAATCGGTATCCATAGCATGGTACGCCATCAATGCTGAGTTTTGTCTTTTTTCTTCCTTTCTCTGGTCGTATGATGAACCCTTCTTCTAAGAGTGCATCCACTGCAATTTTCGGTTCGGTGATGCCACATTTTGCAACGATGGCTGAAAAGGTTGTTTCAACCATATCCATTTTCAAAGGGGTTCCAGTTTTATCCGTTGTCCATTTGATACCCTTTAAGTGCCGATACTCAGAGCAGATGTAGTTGAAAATATTGGTTACTAAGTTCTTTCCCGGTGTAGCGGTCACTGCTGTTTGTTTGTGCAGTTCCTCACAAATATGACACAATGCTTCTGTGTCTATCTGCAATCCAATCGCATTCAAGAGATCAGCTGTCGTCAGAATCAAGGCGTAATTGTTTACCAGTCTTTCTGTCAACTTGCATTTGCTTTTCTCAAATCGTTCTACCAGGGCATTCTTATGCAACTGGAACATCTGATGCACTTCGGTTGATTTTGCTTTCAACAGATTGTCTGCAAGCAATGTGCCAACGATTCCAAAATTTTTGCTGGAAAACACTTTGATCTGATCGGCATGCATACTGTCTTTCGTATAGGTGCAATGCTCCATCGTCAAAATGCGGGCTGCCAATCCAAGATTTTCATTGCGAGTGAGATCCACCAGATATTCTTCTGCACTGAACAGGCAGGTGCAAAACCAAGAATTTCGTTCTCTCAGTGTGCTGTCCTGATTCAAGCGAAGCTTATCCTTCCCTTCTGCGAATGTGTAGATGAAAGCAGATTTGTTGATGTCATTCTGAATGGTGGATTCGTCATAACAAATCGGAACGCCGTGATGCCGACCCAAAAGATACAGCAATGCATTTTGCGTTCCATAGAACCCGGAAAACACCGTTTCATCATCGGGCGAACTGTACAACGAGGCAGCAAGCTGTAAAGCAGTTGTCTTCCCTGTTGAACTCGTTCCGACTAAGGATAGTCCAAATGAAGCTACAGGAATTTTTTCGGTGTTGTGAAGATATGCAAGCACGGTTGATGTTGCTGCTGTGCAAAGCACGAATTGCAATGCTGCCATATCCTGTACCAACGCATTCAATTTGGAAAGGTATGCTTCCAAAGAAGGCTCCGAAAGATGCTGCAATAGCGTTTTAGATGCATCCCATGTCAAAACCTGATTCTTGTATTTCCATCCCAATGTCTGACTTGCATCCTGTACCGCAAAGTTGCGAAAAAGATGTTGCAGATGTAGCGACAATGCTTTATGTGCGTTGTTTGTCCTGCATACCGCAATGCCATTGCTAAACAATGTCGAACAGATTTTTTCGGGCAATAGGTTCTCGAACGGAATGCGAACGCATTTCTCGTCTTTTTCAATCTCCGCATAATGGCGATTCTTTTCATCCACGACAACCGCTCGAACAGTAAAGGAATCCGCAATCCATCTGGCAAATGGTTCAGACGTTCCAATTCCAATGTCAACCATCCCAGCTGAGGTGTGTACCAAATCAAAGGTACACATATTCTTGCCATTTCCAACGTTGTATTCTCTCGATTTGCACTTTAAGCGTGTGTACTCCGACACCGAAATCACAGCCTGTTCATTCATGCAGATGGTGAAATCTACAGGAACAACCTCATCTGCAAGGCTGCAATCTTTTTCGTATTCCATATGTCCTCCTCACCAAATTATGACTGCAAAAGTTGAACCTTTTTGATGTTGCAAAAACGCTTTTCAGTTTTCTTAGAAACATTGTTGGAAACTGTAATCTCAACTGACCGATCCAGCAGAGCATCTGTGTTGTCTGCATCGAGTGCCCGAAACACATTCGACCATGGATAAGATCCCAGTTCCTTGCCGCTGAAGAACTTGACCAATATGGTTCCATCTTCCATTTGAAACTTCATACAAACTTTGTCTTCTCCGTAGTCGAACACAGTCGCTGAATCAGTGCCATTTTCAACAGCTAAAACCTCATTACTAATTACACGCATAATATTGATTCCTTTCCGTTGTTGAATTGCACTTGTCTGAACCTTTTGCAGGTTTTTTTCAAGTGTGTTCCAATTTTAGCACAACTTTTTGGAAATGTAAAGGCTGCAATCTTGACAAAAATGATGTTTTGCATGATAATAAAAACAGCGGAATTTCGGGGTTTATTACCAACCAGAAAACTTTACTATTTTTCAGTTTTAAGTTTTTTCCATAGGATCCCTTGGGACTCTGAAGCTGCAAATAGCGAATTAGAATTGTTTAAAAAAATTGTAAATTCTGAAAATGGCTCTTTCTGATTGATTGCAATTGGATCGTTCCAATAAAGATTTCGCTCAGAATGGACAATTGTTATATTATTAATTACATATTTGAAAAGAGGCTTTATAATGAATTCAAAATATAATTGGAATGAAATTGTAAAAGACAGCAAAAAAATAATACATGATACAACCAAGAATGGTAATAGAAAACTGATCAGTACGATGAAGGAACTTTATGACAGATTAAAATTCCAGTATGAAAAGAAAGGAAAAGAGGTTCCTAGATATGTTCTTTATTCTGAGAAGATTCGAAAGGAATTTAACATCGATCGTCATAAGAAAAACATCCAGTTAGAGTTATATCAGGCTGTAGCCGCACATGAAAAAATTCCTTTAGAAACACTTTCACAAAATATTACAATATCCTATCCCACCGTAGCAAGTCAGGCTGTCTGGTTATTTATTCGTCTTAAAAAGACAAAAGAAACAGAAGAAAAGAATATTTCTTTAGAAGATTATAACAGCCATTTTTATTATTTATCCAAAAGATTAAAAGAACAATTTAAAGATGAGATTCTCTTTCTCTCATTTGACACAGATACTGTGGTTCTTCTCTGCAAAGATGATTCTGCACGAAAAAAAATCATCCGCCATTTCAGAAAATTACATCCTCATTTGGAAATGTTTTAACAGGGGGTCAATATGGCAAGTAGATCCGAAACCGATAAAATCCATGAAAAAATTTGCGAGGTCACTGCAGAATATTTTCTCACACACAAAAAGGAAGCGTTTTTTTCTCTGTCTACACAAGAGATATATGAAGAAGTAAAGAAATACGCATCAAATGCAGTGAATTATGCGACACTCAAGTTCCCAGGATTCTTACAAGTACGAAAAATCTGGATTTCTTTTCTTTCTAAAAATCACCAATATACGCCGGGGGAACGACTCACTGTAGCTGTTTTATATCGTTTAATTTATATATATAAATACTATGACTACGGAATTATCAAAGATATATTAGAATACAATCATTATCATGTTCAAATGCATGATGGAGATCCCATTATTTGTGTCATCCCACTTCTTCCTGAAAAAATTTCAGATATTTATGCCAAAAATATCATTCATGGCAATAAAGAAGCTATGATTCGCTGGAATTTCATTCGAAATTTATGTAAAGAAATCAAAAAAATAAATCCATCTCTTATTTTAGCAGTGATTCCACAAGTGAATCGGATGTCTTTTATGTGTAAAACTGGAAAGATAAACTGTCAAATACATGACCTTCCTCCAATCTATGATTCTCTCTGCATATTTATAAAGAACACTCCAGAAGGACAGAATTTGATCAGGAATTTCCCAATTTCCCATTCTGCCTTGGAAAGAAAGAGAAAAAAATAGTGTGAAAACACTCCTTTTCATGCGTTAAGGTTGTACTCGATCCGCATAATTTACTATAAGTGATTATATATCTATATATATAAATAAAATCTTTTTACTTATTAGATAGCTAATAAATCAATTTAAAAATTACATATTCTTTATTGTATAGTTAATAGTATATATGTGCTGATTTATTAAAAATAATTTACAAAAATCGACGAAAAAAATCCGCTGTAGTAGAATTTATTACAGCGGACTCTTTCTTTACTGGCTTAGAGCACTTTCAATCAGTACTCTTCCGCCAACAGCATGGTGCAATGTTCCCCGTCATCGATGATATACACTTTTGCTGTGACTGGCTTTTGTGCCTTCGCAATGTACGTCATCTCAAACTGCGGCTGTTCCGAAGTATGATGCACGATCTGCAAACCATTCTTCTCACTAAGCCGAAACACCTGCAAGTAGTCTTTTGGTTCTGGCATCTGATCGACAGCCTGCCACATCATCACTTGCAGTGCAATCGGTATCTCTGCATCCACGCCTCGTGTCAAGTATCTGCCTTTTGATTTTTCAAACATATTCTTTACTCCTTTACTTTGGAATCAAATATTTCGTACAATTCGCCTCGCCGCATGGGAATGGTTTCTGTCAACTCCACCACACCAAACCCCACATCCAATACAATGTCAAAATCATAGGGTCGCACATGAATTTCCTTTACAAACTGCTGGATGAACGTGCGGAACTCTTCTGTATTTCGTTTTAACTCTTTCCACTGAGTATGCAGGTATGCAACGTCTTCATATTGGAGCAGTTCCAGCAGCTTTAGTTCGTGCAGTCTGGTTTCCAGTTTCGCTTTTTCGTCCTCCAGCTGTTCTGCTCGCTGGAGCAAGTCATCTGTGAAAATGCCTTTTTCAATTGCCCTGGTGATGTTGGCAAGACTGTCCTGCACTTTGGCGTACTGTTGTAAAACATCCGTATGATATTTGTCGTAGCTGCTGTTGAACTTCTGCACCTGTTGATTTACTTTAGAGACGGTTTTTCTCAAATTTTTCGGCTTCAATCTCTCTCCAATCAGCACAGCAATATAAGCATCCAGGTAATCCTTATTCAGTTCCTTGTTATTGCACGCCGACCGGTGGGTATTGCATCTGTAGGTAGCAAGCCGTGTCTTACTTCTTCCCGAAAACCGCAGATTTCCAATCATCCGCTTGCCGCAGACATCACAGACCAGTTTTCCAGTCAGCAGGTAAAACTCTTTGCTGTGATAGCGTCCGGCATTTCGTTTGTTCTTCGCCTTGATCTGCTGCACTTGTGCAAACAGCTTTTTCCCCACAATTGCCGGACAACCACCATCGATGCGGATGTAGTTGTCCTTTTGAGTGTGGTTATTTCGTTTTCCGTCTGCTCTTGCAGCTGCCTTATTGAACACAAAAACGCCGGTGTATTTCTCGTTAGAAAGAATCTCATAAAGGCTATTCTTCCCGAACATCTTTCCTCGTTTTGTCTTGTATCCATGAGCATTGAGTCTCTCGATAATTTCACTGTAGCCATAACCATCCGCAAACATTTGAAAGATAATTTTTACCGCTTGTGCTTCCCATTCATTGATGACCAGCTGTCGGTTTTCATCCAAATCATAGCCCAGCGGTGGACAGCCTCCTGTGTGTTTGCACTGCAAAGCGGTTTCATTCATGCCTTTCATGACTTCTCGAGCCAGATTTTTGCTGTAATATTCCGACATGCCTTCCAAAACGGCTTCCATCATAATGCTTTCCGGAGAATCATCCATACGTTCCAGCACACTGCAAAGCTTGACATGGTTCTTCTTCAATTTCTTTTTGTAAATGGCACTATCGTAACGATCTCTTGAAAAACGATCGAGTTTATGCACCAGAACGATGTCAAACAATCCCTTACCGCTGTCTGCAATCATCTGCTGAAACTGCGGTCGATTGTCTGTTGTCGCTGACCTCGCCTCATCGGTATAGGTGGAAACCACCTGCCAATGGTTCTGTTTGCAGAACTGATTCATAGCTCGTATCTGTGCATCGATGGATTCACTTCGTTGATTTTCACTGGAAAACCGGGCATATTGTGCTACCCTTGGTATGTTCAGCATGTTACCACCCCAACAGGCAAATAGATGTCTTCACCATAGCTGTCACCAACGATTCTGACACCGTGCAAAAACACATTTTCTTTCAAAAAAAGCATTTCTACAAACTCCATTTCACTAATTGGAAAATCTGTAAATTCTTCTTGTTCCAGTACGATAAAACAGCCGATGTCATCCAAATTTTCTACTTGGTATTCCTGCATCATTGTTTCTGCTTTTTCTCGAATGTGCATTTGCAGAGCGACGTTTGTAATGCAACTCATTTCCTGTAAATTAGTTACTTTCATCATTTGATTTCCTCCATTTCATAGGGTTCTAACACCCATTCTCTTCTGACTGCTGGTGTGAGTGGATGACAAGCGTTCCTACCGATTTGGTACATCTTGTTGGCATGCTGCCTTATCATTTCCAGCAGATATTTCTGTCGTTTTCGCACTCGCAAAGTATTCTTTCCAATCGTCCCCCAGGCAATGATAATAGCATCACTCATTGCAGCGTACTGCTCAATCACATCATCTGCTTCATTGTCAATTAGTTCATCATCACCATTGAACCGCAAGCACAATTTTTCCATGATTCTACTGTACAGATTCACGATATTGACACTGCCAAATCCAAGCTTATGAAGATTGTTGATAACCAACATCGTGGTCATATCAAAGTTGATGGTATCTGCTGTGTTTGGATTAATCATGATAACCATTGCCGACGGCTTTTCGCTGTTCCATTCTTTCTGCAGAAGCAAGCGGTGTTCTTTGTCGTCTGAGAAAATCGCTTTGCTTTTTATGATGGTAGTTTCTTCTAACATCAAATTTCCCTCCAAACAAAAAAATAGGCAAAAGTAAAGTTTTCTTTTACTCCTGCCCACTCTTTACTTTTTCTTGATTACTTTTAGAATCGCTGCAATGCAGATTACGACTTCCATTGCTGCTTCAATCACCAGCTTCATGACGCATCCTCTCCTTTCTTTATCATGATTGCTACCGCTGCGACACCTTCCGCCACAATAGTCAAAATCACGCCTGCAAGGAATCCTTTCATTCTGCATCCTCCTGTTCTAATACATTGATTTCTGCTAATGCATCTTCTAACAAACAAGGATTCATCAGCATTTCTTCAATTTCATCTGCTGAAAATCCATAGTCCAACAACAAATATACATCTTCCTCCGGCACACCAAACATCCGGCAACATTCCAACAAAAATTCTTCCTGTTCCTCTGCTTCATACCAATTATACGGATTGAATACTGAATGCGTATAATCTTGCATTGCAAAAATAGTTTTACTAAGTTTTCCGTTCGATGCAATTTCTAAGATTTCGCCCTCTGAAACATCAATTTCACAGCACTTGTCACTTAGATTTACTTGTTGCAAAGCATTGTCCAAAATACTTTTTGTGCTGGCGTAGACATACAATCCCAATGCAGGAAAATGGTATAAGGTCAACGGATTATTGCCTTTTACCAGAAACAGCGTATTGTCATTTCTGAGAATCGTAAAGACAAAACTACCTTCTACCGACTCTGCCATTCTCTTGATGCTTTCTGTATGCAGCTGCTTTTCTTGCTCTAATAACTGCACAGCAACATAGCTGTCCGTTTCAATGGGCGTTTTTGGAAGATGATACTTTGCTTTCAATTCAGCATCATTGGACAGCACGCCATTATGTGCAAGGGCAAATGTTTCCGTTCCACATCTTCCATCAAATGGATGATTGTTGTAATTGTATTTTTCGCTGCCCTGTGTTGTCATTCTGGTGTGCCCGATGACTGTTCTTGTATTTTTCGGAAAATACAGCTTCATTTTATGAGCTGGTTTTGCTTTCTTAAATGTTACCACTTTTCCATAATTTACATAGCTAATTCCAGTGGCATCTGTTCCCCGAACTTCTGCCGCAATCGAAAGATTTTGAATCAGCTTTTTCAAGATGGCATTGTTCACTTTTCCCTTGTAATCGAGATAGCCAAATACCGCACACATCTTACATCTCCTCGCTTTCTGTCACATACTCATTGACATACAATCTTCTTTCTTTCAGATACTGAATCAGTTCTGGTTCTTCGATGGAACTCACAAATTCTGACCAACTCATGGCATCAATGCCCTCCTCAGAGAAAGAAATTGCCACATCGCAGATGTGATTGACCATCTGCAATGTGGCGATGAAAGTATTGTATTTGAGCGTGCCTCGGAACAGGCGGAACTCGATTGTATGGTAGTTATTGAGATTGACTGCAACATATCTGCCGTTGCAGCCATTCTTCGCTTTCTCTAAAATTTGCTTTCCTGTCTTCTCGAAACCAAACCTTGCACTCCAACGGCTCATGTTGTAACTGCTGCGTCTGCTGAATGTGAACAATTCGTTCCAGTGCTTTTCCACAAAGAACAGAATCCGGCTGATGACATCTTCTTGTTCTGCCTGATTGTCACCAAAGGCATTCCGGTTGACATGAACGTGCAAACCACAAGTACTGGTCTGATGGGAACGATAGCCCATAGAAACTGCCTCTCGAAAAATACCTTTCCAGTTCATTTCTTCTGTGTGATAATTCAAAGTCATGGGATGAGAAACAATCTCAAAGCCATCATCCAAACTGCCATCCGACTTGATATAGATGGTTTCAAGCTGTGCATTTCCAATGCTTTTCAATCTATAGGCATTATCATTGTCCTTTCCACCGTCATCCACTTCCAATTCTACACCAAAATATCGTTTTCCATCTCCATAGAAAATGGGCGTAGGTTTGTAGCTGTAATCTTCGATTTCATCTTCCAAATCTTCAAAACAGCTTTCACAATATGGCAGATCATCGTGCCAGCAGCAGTCGTCATCCGATATGATGCGGTCACAGGATTCGCAGCGGTGATAATGTGCATCAAAACAGCTCTGGCACAAAAAGCTGTTATCGTCGGTCACGCATTCTGTTGTCCAGATGGTTTCTCCGCAGTGGTCGCATGTGATGCAATGGTCGGCAACACAATCTTCACAGAGCAGCTCGTCATCCACATATGTGCCTTCATCCTCTGCAAGTTCCATGCCACAGTAATCACAAATTCGTACTTCTTCCATTTCAAATTCCTCCAAAAACAAAAATTCCGATAAGGCTGAAAGTTACCTTATCGGAATTATAATATATATTTGATTTTGGGTATTGATACAGTGAAAAAGCTTCTTCGCTTTCTCCGAAAGAATTTAAATTAGATTTTTTGATCATCTCATGACTATATATAATATATTTATATTAAATAATAATTATATAATTTTACTTATATTATATAATTATATGAAATAAGATTCTATTTTAAATTCTCTCGTAAGAGAGTGACACTGTGACGAATCTTGGATGAGGAACAGGGGCATTGCTCGATGCAATCGGACTGCACGTCAGTGCCACCGCCCGTGCAGGGCAATTCATATTACAGATAATAAATAAATCGTCATAATTAAAAAAATTAATGAATACTACTTAATTTTTAATAGTAGATAATACTGATAGCATTTCATATTAGAATATATATTTTTAAATTTGATATTATATAATAGTTTCTATTAATTATACTATATATTTTACTTTTAATTATTATGGTTAAATAATCTTATTTAAAAAATAAAATCGCATTTTACTCCACAAGATTATCCGCCCAAAGTTCACATTGTATCATTACAGCATCAATTGCTTCTGGTTGATCATCTGGTGGATATTTATGCGTTTTTAACAGCCTCTTTATCATCATACGCATTCTTGCTCTTGCAGAATCTTTCTTCTGCCAGTCAATCGTTTTATTTTTACGCAATGTTTCTGTCAATTCTTTTGTAATCGCAATCAATTCTTCATTCTGATAAAAGTCTTTGATTGCCTGTGGTTTGGTTAATGCATCATAAAATGCTAATTCGTCGGCAGTGAGTCCCAGTGCTTTCCCTTCTTCTCCAGCTTCTTTTATCTGTTTTGCAAGGTTCATCATTTCCTCGATGACCTCTTCATTTGTCAGCATTCCATTTAGATACTGATTCATTGCTCGCTGCATGATTTCAGAAAATTTCTCAGACTTTACAACATTGGTTCGCTTATAGACAACAATCTGTTCTGCAATCAATTTCTTCAGAAGTTCTACTGCAAGATTCTTTTCTTTCATGTTTGCAACTTCTTGCAAAAACTTTGGGTCAAACAGAGAAATTTCCTCACCAATATCAGAAAACAGATTGATAACACCTTCACTTTTGATACTCTGCTTCAGAAGTTCATTGATTCTTGCATTCATTTCTCCAAGAGAAAGTTTCTTGCCTGTTCCTTTATTTTCAAGACGCATAACAAGAACTCTTACGGATTCAAAAAATGCTGCTTCAAGTCTTAATGATTCCTCCACCATAGAAGAACAAAGTGATAACGCCTGATGGAGCAACAAAGATTCTTTCAGATATGCTTTTTTATCATCTTCTTTTGCGGGAGAAATGATGAAGTTGACAGCATCGGTGATGGCTTTTGCACGTTCAAGGTCTGTTCCCGTCATAAATTTTGAATAATCATATCCAAAAAAGAAATCTCGGCAAATCGAAATTTTTTCAAGGAATTTCGGATAAGCTACTTTTGCTACGTCTGTATCTCCATATTTATCCTTATCTCTTGCTGTGTAATCATTCATTGCCTGTTTTAAAGCACTTGCAATGCCGACATAATCCACAACAAGTCCGCCTTCTTTATCTTCAAAGACACGGTTTACTCTTGCGATTGCCTGCATCAAATTATGTCCTGACATCGGCTTATATACATACATTGTTGCAAGGGACGGAACATCAAAGCCTGTCAGCCACATATCAACCACAATTGCAATTTTAAGCGGACTTTTATTGTCCTTGAATTTTTTTGCAAGTTCTTCTTTATGTGCCTTATTTCCGATGATTTCACGCCATTCTTCAGGGTCTTTGTTTGACGATGTCATTACAACAGCAACTTTTTCCGTCCAGTCAGGGTGTATTTCAAGGATTTTATGATATATTTTTAAAGCTATGGGACGTGAATATGCTACTATCATCGCTTTACCTGTCAGAAGATTTGCTCTGTTGTTTTCATAATGGTCAAGAATATCTGTAACAAGGGAATCAATTGTCTGGTCATTGCCAAGAATTGCTTCCATTTTGCCGAGCTGATGCTTCGATTGTTCAATAACACCTTCATCTGCATTTTCTGCCATTATATCATATTCCTGATCAATCAGTTTCAAGGTCTGTTCGTCAAGTTTCAGTTTCAGAACTCTTGATTCATAGTATACAGGACGTGTTGCACCATCTTCAACTGCCTGTGTCATATCGTATATATCAATGTAATTACCAAAAACTTCTCTTGTAGATTTATCTTTTGTTGAAATAGGTGTGCCTGTAAAGCCGATATATGTAGCATTCGGCAGGCTGTTTCTTATAATTCTTGCCGAACCGATTTTTATTTTTCCTGTTTCTTTATCAACTTTTTCAGCGAGTCCGTACTGTCCCCTGTGTGCTTCATCAGCCATTACGACAATATTTCTTCTGTCGGATAAACACTCAAAAGATTCAGCAAATTTCTGCATGGTTGTAAATATGATTCCATTTGCTTTTCTGCCTGCTAACAAAGAACGAAGATGTTCTCTTGATTCAGCATGAACAGGCTTTTGTCTTAAAAAATCACTGCATTTTGCAAACTGTAAATATAGCTGGTCGTCAAGGTCGTTTCTGTCAGTCAGTACAACAATCGTCGGGCTATTCAATGCCGTTTGCAGGAGATGGGCATAGAACACCATCGACAGCGATTTTCCGCTGCCTTGAGTATGCCAGAAAACACCGCCTTTTCCGTCTGTTTCTGTTGCCTTTTTAGTGGATAAAATCGCCTTATTAACAGCAAAATACTGATGATATCCAGCAAGAATTTTTATTTGTTTTGTTCCATCATTGCTGAATAAAACAAAATTTTTCAAAATATCAAGAAGTCTTTCTTTTTGGAATATTCCCTCAAAAAAAGTGTCAAACTGTGCATATTCTGTATTTTCATAACTTCCATCAACAGTTTTCCACTCCATAAAACGTGTTTCGTCACTTGTAATTGTCCCTGCTTTACTTGTCAGCTGGTCAGACATCACGCAAATCTGATTATAATAAAACATTGACGGGATTTCGTGCATATAATTTCTTATCTGAGTATATCCCTCGCTTGCGTCTGTGTCTTCTCTTGACGGTGATTTTAATTCTACAAGAACAAGCGGCAGACCATTTATAAAAAGCAGAATATCCGGTCTGCGGTTGCTGTTCTCAATGAATGTCCATTGATTCGCACAGATGAAAGAATTGTTCTCGATATTTTCCCAGTCAATTAGATAGATTAAAGTGGAGCGTTCCTCACCATTTTCAGTATATCTTGCAGAAATTCCGTTTTGCAAATAGTCCGTAAATACGGCATTTTTCTGCACAAGAGTTCCGTTTTCAAAATTTTTTAAAGTCAGAAGTGCATTTTTTATTGCATCATATGGTTTCCCCTTATTGATTCTGAAAATACTTTCTTCCAGCACTTCATCGTATAAGGGCGATTTTACATTGTGGTCGATATGATATCCACAGACGTATTCATAGCCTAAATGCTGTTCAAATAGTTCAAGCAGGGCGTTTTCGTAGTCAGATTCTTGATAGAAGGCTGCCATGTTATCAGCTCCTTTCGAGTTATTATAAAAAAAGTTAGTTTTCATTGCTGGTACTCCTTTCGTTGTACCAACATCACTACTGCCTACAATTATTGAATTGTAATATGATAATTTGAAAAATCAGTTTTATGAGAATTGTAGTATTTTTCCGCCACATCACACATAACATTACAAAATCTTGTTATGCTAAGATATATATAACTTTGTGCTGTTTGTGGTTTTCCAGTTTTATATGAAACTCCACTATCAATGTTGATATCTCTATATAATTTAAACCTATTAAAATTTACCTTGTTGGCATCCATATCAGTATTACCAGCATGAAGCACAGCACATCTCAATTGATAACAGTCATCAGCAGTAAAACATGGCGGAATTGGTAAATTATTAGGATTACTTTGAGGATATGAACCATTATATTCCGAATTAAAATATTTATTGTACCAATTGGTGTATCTTTTTCTTACACATTTTTCTTTTGGAAATTCTACATGGCCGCATACATCAGGTATAGTAAGCGTAAGAGCTAATGCAGCAAGATAATTTTTGCTATTTAAAGATTGCTTAATAGCTTTTATTGTGATTTCCATATTTTATCTCCTAACATAAATGAAAATTTACGACTTTCAGCAGCTTAAATCTTGACTTCTGATACATCAATTTCACCGTTCATCAATTTTGGCAAGAGAGCATCACGAAGAGATGCAAGATAGCGGTTTTCATATTCTAAAGCTCGTTGCTGTTCAAGTAAAGGACTGCAAAACTGTTTAAATTTAGCCAATGTATCAGCATCAGGAATAATAGCAGGAAAATTTTTCATGGTGCCGCCAGATACTTCCTTAAATGTAGAACCAGAAGCAACATTTTCTATTGCAGATAGATTTTCTTTTAAAAAATAATAGACATAAGCAGTACCTACGTTATCAAAAGGCACAATAGATTTGAAACCCTGATTAGTACTTACTTGTCCGTCCGCAATAGCGATATACCCAATAGGTGCACGGGAACTGAACAATACCGAACCTCTTGGCATAAGAGTTGCACTACTCTTTGCAAGCCCTAAATCGGTAATGTCAGTTTCACCATGAGTGATGAATTTTGATTTGTCATTCGATAAGTCTTTGGGAGTAATCCACGCTATTCCGTCATTCGTATAGTATTCTTCTACCTTTTTTGACGGTGTGCCACCGCCAACTACATCGCCTAAATCAGAAACAGTACCCGTTTTCCATTCAGGCTTAGCATTTGTAATGAACAGGTCAGTGAAAAAAGCCTGAGCCTGCGATTCTAAATTTTCATTTATTTTATTATTTAGTTCGATTTTGTCATCAAGTGCGGAGAGAATTGAGGCTATTTTTTGTTGTATTTCCTTAGTTGGAAGAGGCACTTCCAAATCTTTCATTAACTTTGTATTAATGGAAGGCATTGTTGCTCCAACAGCTATATTTCTTATAAACTGCTTTGTATTTTCCATACAAAAGTAATAGTAAAGGTACAAGGGATATACTACATTACAAGGGCGAATTCTCAAACAACGCCCCGAAAACATCCAACCCAAATGTTTATTATCTACATATGAACATCTATCCACTGATCCAACACGACTAAATACTATGTCGCCTTCATTTAAAACGTACTTATTTAATCGCTTTTTATCAGAATCAGAAATCATAGGGAGATTTTGTTTAGTAAAAGCACGGTTTCCTAAATGCTCCACAGTTACCATTGGAGTACCGAATTCTACATAGTCCTCCTTATGTAACTGACTGCCAAAAGGTCCAGTTTGAACATTGGCAATATTCCCTAATAAGTATATTTTCATAACTATACCACTCTTATCCTATATATTTTCTATGAGCAAGTTTCACATTGCTCTGTTTTACCATTGCATACTGCAATGTTGTGTCTATTCGTTGATGCCCAAGAAGTCTTTGAAGCTGCTCTATCGGCATTCCTTTGTCAATCGCCACTGTAGCAAGTGTTCGTCTAAATTTATGTGGATGTGCCTTGTGGATTCCCAAAGATTTCCCCAAATTCCGCACTCTAAGTTCAATTGCACCAATTGTCAGTCTATTATGAGGAGCACGAAGCGAAACAAACAGAGCAGGATTATTATCGGTTCTGGCATCCAAATAATTCTGTAAATGTAGCTTTGTACGTGCATCGAAGTAGACAATACGTTCTTTATCACCCTTTCCAAGAACTACACATTCTCGTTCATTGAAATTGATGTCCTCTCGGTTCAAAAGCACCATTTCACCTACACGCATTCCGGTAGATGCGAGCATGTCTATTATTGCTAAATCTCGTAATTCTACGCAACTATCTCTCATAAGCTCTAAATTTTCATCAGTGTATGTTTCTTTTATCGTCTTGCTTGTTTTCACCTTGTGTATACGCCGAACGGGACTTTTAATGATATAATCCTCATCTTCGAGCCATGAGAAGAAACTCGAAAGAATGCGTCTAATATTATCCATCGTGACTTTGCTTGACTTCTTTTCTTCTTGATATTTCGTAAGATAACTACGCAAATCATCAGTTGTTATGTGCTTGATCTCTTTTCCAACGCTGTTCAGTGCCACAGTTATAGTTTTTCTGTAGTATTTTAGCGATTTGTCAGAACAACCTTCGATTTTCTTTGCGGCTATAAAGTCATTTAGCACATCTTCGTTTGACGCTTTCTCGGTATCCTCTGTAGACTTTGATATGGTTACTCCACTGAAAACATGCTCTAAAACTCTGTGTAATTCCTTAAGCTGAGCATTGTCAAGATGTTTTAGCATTGACTGCTCGATTTCTGTGATGATTTTTGTTTTCATGTGCTGGTACTCCTTTCGTTGTACCAACACTCCTACTTCCATACAAGTTTATCTTTCATTTTTTTCTAATGCACTGGTGCTTACAATTGAAATAAAGACATATTTCTTACTCATGTCAATTTCATCGAGTCCTAGTTCAATTCTACACATATTTCTATATTTTACATATAAATCTAGTTTTTCTTTCGTATCACCACACACAATTTCTATGAAAACTTTTGGCAAATCTCCATTTGTACAGGTGACCATCAACTGATTGTATATTGTTCGTGTATTTTTTGTGAGTTTTAGTGCAGTCAAATTTAAATCTCTTTCTGGTCTTATACCAGAATCAAAATCAAGCCAGGATAAATAAGAATCTATAAGCTGAAGTGATTCAAAAATTGCGTTCTTCTTAATTTCATATGAACTTTCTAATCTAGATTTATTTATGCCAAGTTTTATTTCTGCTTTTAACTTTCTATAATTCACTACGCTTGATATTACAGCAGCCGCTATAGCAGCTGCTCCTGTAATCAATGCAACAATTATATTTGTTTTCATATTCGTCATCTCCTAACTTAAATGAAAATTTAGAACAGCAGGCTCAGGCGATTTTTAAGTCTTGGTTTGTGGATTTCGAGCCGTTTGGTGGCGTTATGCCTGAGGATATGCGAGAAGTTCCTTTAAATGAACTTTGTGAGATAGTAACAAAAGGAACAACTCCTACCACTATAGGCAAACATTTTTCAGATAAAGGTATTAACTTTCTCAAAGCAGAGTCCATATTGCAAAATCATTCATTTGACAGAAATAAATTTGCACATATAGACAATGACACACACAAAGTTTTAAAACGTTCTATCATTAAGGAAGGCGATATAGTATTTACTATTGCTGGTACATTGGGAAGATTTGCTCTTGTTGATAATACTATCATTCCAGCAAATACCAATCAGGCAGTAGCAATAATTAGAGCTAACAAAAATGTGATTTCTTCTGAGTACCTTTATAGTTTCTTTATTGGTAATTGGCATAATGAATATTATGCCAAACGAGTACAGCAAGCTGTTCAAGCAAATTTAAGTCTTGCAACTATAAAATCATTACCAATATTTGTTTTATCTAATAAAGATATGATGAGATATAATGACTTGGTAACCCCTATTTGTAAAGCCATGAAAGCTAATGAATATGAAAATCTTTGCCTTTCTGCACTCCGTGACACCCTTTTACCAAAGCTGATGAACGGCGAAATTGACGTTTCAAAAGTTAAGATTTAAGCTGCTGATGGTCGTAAATTTTCATTTATCGCAGTATTTAATAAAATTCTATCGTCAATAGCAACCAATGATGCTACTATTTTACGCTGTTCATCCAAATCAGGGTAAGATATGGGCATTCTTTTAAAATCTTTTAGAACTATACGAGGAATAGCTGAACCGGAGCCATAATTATCCCTAACATCTTTCTTGAATACTGGATTTTTGCAAATGTAGTATAAAAATTGTGGCAGGATAATATCAGGATTGCATCTCAATATAGCAATTGATGAAAGGAGTGCAGGTTTTTCAGGTTGATTATAGATTATAATATCTTCAAAGAATCTGGCACCATCTTTACCAATTAGTATGTCGCCACACTCAGGAATACAGCCGGACGCCTTCATCTTTTCATAATCAGAACTTGAAATATGCTTGCAGTTAGAAAAATCAAACCCAAATCCCTTGAAATCCTTAACGGAAACCATGTATTCTCCGTTATCACAACTCTTGGGACTATAATGCGAACCATCGGTAACTAAGGAACACACTTCTGAGATTGTTCCAATGTTCCATTCAGACTTCATACCCAATTGCCCCCAACTTCTCCCTAATTTCATTTTCAAACTCATGGGATTTTGCAAACATCTTCGAAAGCTCCGAAGTAAGACGTTTCATTTTTTCATCAAACGGCTCGCCGTCATCTTCCTGTTCTTCAATGCCAACATATCGACCCGGCGTTAAAATATAATCCTGTTTTGCAATCTCTTCTGTTGTCGCAACGGCACAGAAGCCATTGACTTCTTTCAATTCGCCATTCTGAAAAGCTGTGAACGTATCCGCAAGTTTTGCAATATCTTCATCTGACAAATCCCTGTGTTTTCTGTCCACCATAAAGCCCATTTTTCGAGCATCTATGAAAAGCGTTTTGCCTTTCTGCTTCTTATTCTTGGTAATCAACCAGAGCGTAACAGGAATCGTTACAGAATAGAAAAGCTGTGTCGGCATTGCAACAATTCCCTCGATTAAATCATCTTCAATGATTCTCTTTCTGATTTCGCCTTCACCGCTGGATTGCGTGCTTAATGCACCATTCGCAAGTACAAGACCGATTTTTCCATTCGGTGCAAGGTGATGAATCATATGCTGAATCCATGCATAGTTGGCATTATTTGCAGGCGGTACACCATATTTCCAGCGAACATCTTCTGTCAAGCGTTCCTGTCCCCAAGGGTGATAGTTGAATGGCGGATTTGCAAGGATGAAATCCGCCTTTAATGTTTTGTGCAAATCATTGCTGAACGTGTCAGCCTGATGTGGTCCGAAATCAGCTTCAATCCCACGAATCGCCATGTTCATTTTTGCCATTTTCCAAGTGTCAGCGTTTGCCTCCTGACCATATACCGAGATATTGTTTCGATTACCGCTATGTGCTTGTATGAACTTTGCACTTTGTACAAACATACCGCCACTTCCGCAAGCCGGATCATAGACACGACAATTTTCAAACGGCTTCAAAATCTCAACCAGTGTTTTTACAACGCTTGATGGTGTATAAAATTCTCCGCCTTTTTGTCCTTCCTTTTCTGCAAACATTGCAATGCAGTACTCATAAGTACGACCAAACAAATCCTCATCTTGTCCAGTTTTGCTCATGTCAATGTTGTTCGTGAAGATGTCTACAACATCGCCAAGAACACGTTTGTCCAAATCAGGGCTTGCGTAGTTTTTGGGCAGAACATCTTTGAGAGACTTGTTTTCCTCCTCAATTGCCCGCATAGCATCATCAATTACAGTACCAATTTCAGGCGTGTGAGCTGCCTCTGCAATCTTGTTCCATCTCGCATCTTCCGGAACAAAAAAGATGTTATCCATTGTATAGGCATCTTTATCATCTTCAAAACCATCGCCTTCAGCAACAAGTTCCTGATATTTTTTATCGAAAGCACATGATATATATCTTAAAAATATCAGTCCTACAATCACTTTTCGATATTCAGCAGCAGGAATATGTCCCCAAAGAACGCAGGCAGCATCCCATATTTGCTTTTCAAATCCGATGTTTGCATTTGTTTTTTCTGCCATTATTGACCTTCCAATCTGTTTTCGTATTTTTATCTGTAACTTTCTTACTACATTTATTTAAAATTATGATACCACAACATGTCGAAAAATTCAAGTGATCCGTTCACATTCTTTTTTCTTATTTCAACGGTTTCTAACCTGCTAATCTTGCAGATTCTCTAATATGTTCATTTTGCTCAAGAGTTGTGTCTTTTTCTCATAAACTATATTTATTTTAACATATTTCATTCCTATTTTCAAGTCCTTTTTTAAAAAAACAGCAGATGCCTACCAATGATTTTGTAGGTGTCTGCTGTCGTTTTTATTTATGAAATTCATTTGATTATCGCCGCATTTAAGCTGATTATTCTTGTACCGACTTTTTCGGAAAGTAAATCATATTGCACAAATTCTTCCTCTGTATTTTGTACAATATACCTATTTCTCGAAAAAAACGCCCTTATTTTTCCCGTTTTCCCATTTTTCTCGCAAGAGAGGGGTATCCTGAAAATACGACGCATTTTAATCAGGTCACGGTCAAATTCGCTTTGAACTCCCGAAAAATCAGGCAAAATTTGCAAAAGAAAAACCACGTAATCACGCTATATAACGTGATTACGTGGTTTTTCGTAACCTTTCCGATTACGTGATTATAATTGGTGGAGGCGAACGTATTGAAATCCGTGTCCGTACGACCATGTAAAACAGCGATTTTCCTCGAAATTACGTCACTTTTTGACCGTAACCAACTCAAAATGATTTCTCAATTTGTCGCCTAAATTTCTCATTTTAAATTTTACAACTTTTCATTTTGGAAGATTCACAATTCTATTGTTATGATTATAGCATATAGTTTGCGAAAATGCAATATGATTAAGCATTTTTCAATATTTTTTATTCACTGTCCACAACTTAATTTATAAATCAAAGACCCTATTAAGCTTCTTTTCAAGATACGGTGAGAAAACACCTTTTCCAATCATACCAGACAATATTTCCTGCAATTCAGGCGGCATGGTACGCAGTTCTTTTTCTGACATTTGTTCAAGGATAGACAGCATTTCAAAAATTTGCGAATCCATAAAGGGATTAGAACTGTCATGCAGGATTTCATCAAGAATATCATCAATCATTTCAAAGCAATCTGTTTCCATAAGTTTAATGCCGCATTTTTTACAGAAATCACCAAGCAAGGAAACAGAACGATTTCCAGACGTCAGAATAGTTTTCGGGCATGAACCATACTCCAGTATTTTTGTAGCAAATGCACTTGCTATATTTTCAGCTTCATCAGGGTAGAATCCTGAATTTTCAATTACCCATGACTTATCGATTTCAGGTACAGCAGTAATTACAAGTGACGGATAAATCAAAAGCTGTTTTTCCTCATCTGGAACAGGTTGACTTGTAATAAAATGTCTGTACTCCCATGTACCGTGTTTTTTTAGCTTGTTTATCCTGCCGATTAAAACATCATTTTTCATCTCCGGTTCAGGACAAGATTCAGACTTAACTGCCGGTAAATCTGTTACCGACCAGTCATAGCCGTTATCAGTGGGTGTAAGCAATGGCATTTTTGAATTACTGATTTCAAATCCAAGGCTGATTTTATCATTGCTTTTAAGCTTGTCGGAAACTTCATGCGCAGCACGAACAGCCTCAAGCATATACTGAAAATCTGTCTGTTCTGTAATAATCCATGGAGCGTAGTAAGACTGAAACTTCGGAAAATGCGGATAGGTATTCTTACCTTTAAGATTTATGTTATGAGCTTTAGCGTATTTCTTAACCGATTCAGCAAAATCATCGGGAATATCACATTTGTTAGTCAGCTCAAGCTGCAGACAGTTTTGAGAGATAAGCACAGCAAACGGATCAGGATTATAATCTGCATTCATTACGATGTTCAATGAACGAAATCCTTCATCACCGATATAAAGAGCAAGGGCTATACATTCACCAAGTTCACCCATTACACTGCAATATCCTGTCTGACCATCAGAAAGCTTAACTGCAAATATGTCCGAATCATTCAGTTTCTTCCACAGCTTGTCGCTTCTGTACTGAAATGACGCTTCCAGCAGTTCATCCGGTATTTTACCGGTTTTGGGTTCAAAGCCTGAAATATCTGTCTTTGGAAAGGCAATATCATCATATTCGTTATTATCATAATCATTGTCGTCATAATAATCATCTTCATCATAACACGGATATTGCTCAGGTGCCTCACCAACAGCACGAACAATAATAGATTCAGGTGTGTCCTCATCAAGTACACGAAGCACCTTACACTGAAAGCGCCACTCATCACCGTAATCAAAAAGAAATTTAAAAGCCTGTCCTTTGGAAAGCCTCAACTGTGACAGCTTTATTTGATTTGGCATAAGGCGGTTCTTCGCTGTACGGGCTGTTATATGCGTTAATTTGTGACCACCACTTGTTATCCATGAAAAAAGAATACAGATGATCAAAATCAAAATTAAACGCATCAATAATACAGCCTGCAAAATAATCAAGAGTTTTTTTGACTGAAATCTGTATATGACGGTAACAGCCTGTTCCGAGTGATACGCTTATTACATACGATACTTTACTTTTTTTCTATTCTCAATTTCATATTATTGTCCTCATGCTTTATATTTGCAAATATATGTATTTTTTACGAAGGATATCAAACAATGTCTGTATATTCACTGGTTTTGCATAATACCTGAGGGTATTTTTTCTTGAAATTACGATATTCAGAGGTATTTATAGAATGAGTAGTAACCTTCTTACTGATAATTCGTGGACGGATATCATAATTCTGCAATTTGCTTTTAAAATGATTTATTGTACTTTCAATTTGCTGAAAGGCCTCAGTAAGATGAGAGCCTTTCAGTTCAATAATAAAAGCTATTGATTTATCTTTTGTTACCTCAACAATATAGTCACATTTCTTTGTATTTATATCACAGATAATATCTCCATCAATATGATACTGATAAATAAGTGAACCTGAACTATTCTTTACATAGTGACATTTTCCTTTTTCTCCGCTTCTTACAACAGACTGATGTATGTCGCATTTAGAATATTTTTCTTCAAACAACATATCATTCACCATCCATCATGTCAATATCGAAAAGCCTGTCATAAAGCTCATTTATTTCTTCAGAAGCCCCGTCAATGACTTCATTTTTTATAAGTCGTTCAGGTGTATCCTCAATACAAGATTCAATAACTCCGTTTTTTACCTGATAAGCACAGTGATTTTTAATTCTGCAAAGCTTATCCGCCAGATTGTCAACAGAAGAATCTGATGTTTTGTTTGCGATATATTCAGCATAAATCAAATTATTCAAAGAACCGAGTATATATGGACTATGCGTTGTGATCAACAGCTGACAGCTACAGTTTGACATCAATGCAAGTATTTCTGAAGTGATTTTCTGAGCATCAGGATATAAGTGTGCTTCCGGCTCTTCAAGAACAATAAATGCCTTTGTCTTATTGACCATAATGTAGAAAAGAATATTGAACAGCCATACAGTTTCCTGTTGTCCTGAAGATGTGAAGTTGATTTTTACATATTTATCTGAATCTTCTTTTTCATCTGTCAGATATAATCTTTCTTCACCATTGGCATAAATATAATTGCCTTTTAACACCTTACTGATCAGTTTTTCCATCGTTTTTACAATATTGATGTATTCGGTCATTGAATTATAATCAGCGTTTGTTTTATATAAAGAATTTTGTGCAAGTCCTATTAAACCTTCTGAAAATATAGGCTTGATTTTAAGAATATACTCAATATACTTTTGCGTGCAGTAATCAATAGAACGTTTCTGTTCATCATCCATTGTAGCAAAAAGATAGTTAAGCTGAGAAGAAAAAATTGTAATAAGACTTCTTCCGGCAGGAATAAATATTGAATCATATTCGTCATAGAACAATTGATTCAATTCTGATTTGATGTCCTCTTTCTCATATGTTTCTTTATTAATCTGCTTAATATATTTATTTATATTATCACTAAAACTAATATATAAAAATTTATAATTTGCCACATCAAACCGATTATCATTTCTTAATGATATTGTCACAAAAGTATCGTCAGAATAATAGTATTCTAATTTCATGTCGATATCCATCGCAAGAGAAGTCCCAAAAATTTGTAGAAATTTATTTCTCAGTCTTGAATATATAGCATTATTTATATGAGCTTCGCTTATTGAATGCCTGGATTTCAGGATTTCGTCTCTTATATCATCCTTGATAGTCCTACAAAAATAGATACATTTAGCTATTGTACTTTTGCCGGATGCTTGCTGTCCTGTAAGTACTGTAAAGTTTTCAATATCCATTCGGCATTCTTTTATCGGACCAAGATTAGCAATTTTGATATATGGCATAGCTTTCTATCCTTTCATTCAAAAGTACGTAAAATGCCTCATTTTCTGAAAGGAAGCATTCAGCATAGTAATTCAAGTCTTATTATTCGCAAAATATTTTAGTTCATTACATTGAAAATTTACTTCTATAAAATCGACTCATTTTTCCCATTTTCCCATTATTTTCGAAGGAGAGGGGTAACCTCAAAATGTTAATCATATAAGGTCGGTCACGGTCAAAACCGCATCGAACTCCCGAAAATATTTCGATTTTTGAGCAAGAAAAAAGCCTGTAATTGCGTGGTTTTACGCAATACAGGCGAATTCGCTTACTTTGCGAAAACGTGGTTATACATGGTGGAGGCGACGAGAGTCGAACTCATGCAAAACATCATAAAAACCGCCGAAATTACGTTATTTTTCTATTTTTACGACACTTACCACGACACAAGTACCTTTTTTATTCTTCATCTACTTTTAGCCGCTTTCGCAGCACCTCAATATCATTATGCACATAAATGCTGGAAGTAACTGTGATGTCAGAGTGTCCAAGCACTTTTTGAATGGTATAAATATCTACATCGTTTTCTCTCAACAGTGTTCCGAATGTGTGCCGTAATTCGTGCGGTGTTAAAATTGGCAGTCCCGTTTCTTTTTGCATCCTTTTCATGAAATCCGAAAAATGATCTGCATAGGTATGTGGTTTCATTGGTTCATCTGGATGCTTTCCAGGAATCACATAACACCCGACTTTTTTCATCTTTCCAAATACGCCAATTAAAAAATCAGAAATCGGAATATACCGAACAGAAGTTGCCGTTTTCGGTTTATCAATGATAATCCGGTTTTTACTGGATGTAACTGCCCGTTGCACATGAAGCAGCTTCTTTTCAAAATCCAAATCAGCCCACTGCAAACCCAATAATTCAGACCGCCGCAAACCAGTATGCATTAGTAAAACAATGTCATATCGTCCATGCTCCATTGCATATTGTTCCGCCGCCTTTGCCTGCTCTGCTGTATATACATGCCGTTCCTGCTTTTGCTTCGCTTCTATTTTCAAGTTTTTCACTGGATTTTTAAAACAGAGGTCGTTGTCAATCGCTGCACAAAAAATAGCATTCAGAATCATTTTGTGCTTATCTAAGGCGGATGCTGATAATGGTTCACCGGTATCAGCATTTCGTACGGTATTAAAATACCGCTGCACATCAATTTGATGAATGCTTTGCAGCCGCATCTTTCCGAAAAATGGAATCAAATATTTTTCGATGTTGGTCTGATAGGTAAAATAATAAGTCTGTTCTTTTACCTTCCCTTTTTTGTAAGTTTCCAGCCATTCCAACGCCCAAGAAGCAAATAGTGTACGGTTCTTTTGAAAACAAAGCCCCGTTTTTTCTTGCATTGCCTGATTGATTTTATATTGTTCTGCCTTTTGTCTGGCTGCCTCTTTGCTTTTTGTGCTATAAAAACTCTTGCGAATAAGAGATCCATCAACCGATTTTCCAACGGTTATCTTTATTTCATAGCAGCCATCTTTCCGGTTCGGCTTCTCTTTTTTTGGTCTGCCCATTCTATCACCATTATTTCTTTTTGGCATTACCGCATAAAAGCCCCTGCATGGGACACATCGTTGAGAGGTGTGCAGGGTTCTATTATTTTTATTATAACATAAAGGATGTCAAAAGTCAAACAGCAAAATATACAAAAAATCAGCCGTTTCCTGAGATGATCAACTTCAGGGAACGGCTTTTTTCCACAATTAGTAGGTTGGGAAAAATAAAAAAATTTTCATCCGGTACATCCGGATTGAATGAATTTATTATATCATGTTTTTTCACAGCTTGTCAATAAAATTGCTTGTCGAATTTTGTCGATGAAAATTATAGCTTTTCATCCAACGAAGCCACGTGTTTCAAAATCTGCTGCAACGTAGATTCTTCGGTGTCTGGTTCAGGTGTTGGCTCTGGTTCTGGTTCATTCGGTTGCGTTGTTTTCGTGAAGCCATTCAATCCAGCCTTCTGTATCATAGTCGGGTAATCCTTGTATGCATAATCTAAATCGACATCGCCGGAAATTCCTGGAATGCATCCCGTCCA